GATAGTGAGATAGATTTGGGGGAGGACGAATGATGAACGTTTACAAACCGACCAAAAAGATAGGGACTTGGCCACAGATGGTGGTTCGTCTGACCAAGGAGCGTGACGAACTGGTTGCGAAGAACAAGAAGCTCGAAGAGGAGAACATGGGACTCAAGCGCAGATGTTGCGACTTGTGGAAGGAAGTGACTGAGGAGCGGGCGAAGAATGATTCGTGAAATGTCCCAAGGGATGGAATCCGACCTTTTGGCACAAATACGGAAGAGCGATACCCGAATCAGTTGTCGAATTACCACGGTGCGACTTGAGAAACCTCGGGCCACCATGCTCGAAATTCGACCCCGAGACGTTGGCACGGATACTGAAGGCTGGGCAGTTGGCCCGGAAGAAATCCCGGTCAAAACGCTCGAAGAAGCGATAATTTTGGGAATGGAGATACAGGCGCGGGAATGCCTAAGATAACCTATACTGACGAGGTAGACGCGAGGTTTGGCATCCCGTGGACTGATGACCTCAAGTATGACAAGGGCGAGCTTGTATGCGCGTTGAGCGAGGAAGAGATTGATCGCTTGACCATCGAAGACCCCGAGCGCGCAGAGACGCTCACACGCTTGCTTATGGATCAACCTGGTAGCGAGAAGGAAGATCCAATACAATGGGGATGGACTCTGCCCGGTTGGAGACGGGTGATGGAGAGATTCGACAAGGACAAGATCCACGTGATACTTGGAGGGAACAGATCGAGTAAGACCATGTTCGCATCTCGTATGCTCGTACACTTGGCTCAGGCAATACCCGAAGCTGAGATACGCAGTATGCACGTAACTGAGGAGCGCAGTATTCAAGATGCGCAGAAAACGATTTGGCAAAACTTGCCCATGCGGTACAAGCGTTCCAAGAAGAAGAGCGCGAATCATAGCTTGCAATATAATCAGAAGAACGGATTCAATTCGGCAAAGGCAATCCTTCCCCCGACAATCGCAGGCGCTGAACGAGGAAGCACGATATATTTCAATAACTATCGCCAGTACATGGCAGACCCGCAAATCTTCGAGGGATGGTCTGCTCATGCAATCCACCTTGATGAAGAAGTACCTCAAAATATTTTCGAGACGCTTTTAGGGCGCACCGCAGACTATCATGGACGATTGATCCTTACCTTCACCACGCTCCAAGGATGGACTCCATTGATCAATAGCTTGCTCAAGGGTGCGGAGACGGTAAGGACGAGATATAGTGAACTCTTGCAGAAGGAATTGCCCATTGAGCAAATCTCCGCAAATTGGCCTGACTGTAGAATACATTACTTTTGGTCAGAGCAAACTCCATTCATTGATTACAAGGAATTGGTACGCACTTATTCCAAGCAACCGCAGGAGGTAAAGCTTGCCCGCCTGTACGGTATCCCGTCCAAGTCGTTCGAGGGACGCTTTCCAAAGTTCAATCGCGAGACAAACGTTATCCCGCATGAGAGGATTCCGTTCATTGCCGATCCATCGCTTAACGTCACGAAGTATTTCGTATGCGATCCGGGCGGGAGCAAGCCTTGGGTTGCGATATGGGCGGGTGTGGACTTACAAGGACGCATTTACGTATATCGGGAGTTCCCTGATAGTACGATGGGAGCATGGGCATTACCCCACGTAAACAATGCCGGAAAGAGCGTGGGCAAACCAGGCCCGGGACAGAAGCCCTTGGGATGGGGATATAATCAATACAAGGAACACTTCGAGGACTTGGAAGACGGGGAGGATATATTCGAGAGAATAGTAGATCCGCGCATGGGATCGGCAACGGTGCGCGAGAAGGAGGGCGAATCAAACATCATCACAACGATGAGCAACCTAGGATTCGTATTTCGTCCCGCGCCAGGTGTGGACATAGAAGCGGGAATAGCAAAGATCAATGACGCTTTGAGTTGGGACGATACCGAACCCATGACCGATCAGAACACTCCTCGCTTGTTCGTGAGTGACAGATGTGAGAACTTCATTACCTCGATGATCGAGTATAGCGGGCAATCTCGTCAGGAACATTTTAAGGACTTCGTAGACTGCATTAGATATTTAATGGTCAGCGGAGCGGATCACGTGACCAAGCGCGACCTCATGATCACGGGAGGCGGAGGATATTGAATGAAAACAAAACTAACGGAAGAGTTTAGCTTTGAGGCGGCTCATAGGATACGGAACAAACGCAAGGAATATGGAGAATTGCATGGGCATTCCCATAGAGTCTTCGTGACCCTAAGCGGACAACCCGACCCGGAAGTCGGATGGTTGATTGATCAGCAGGAATTCCGTGAAATTGTTGGTCGAGTAATTGAAAGACTCGATCATAGATACTTGAACGAGTTCCTTGAGAAAACTACCGCAGAATCAATCGCATTGTATCTATTCAAGGAGATCGGAAAGAGTCTTTGCTTTAACGAATTAAAACTTGATTCGGTCAAGGTTTGCAAAACAACCACTCAAGCGGAGGTGTGCGCATGATCAAAAGTAGATTGGTTTATCTTGCCGGCCCGATTTATGAGCAAGACGATATGTGTATTCGATGGCGAGATACTGCCGCGCGTTTGCTGAAGCGTAAGAACATCATGTCGCTCAAGCCGACCGATTCGGATTATCGGGGCAAGGAGACTTATTCGGGAATGGCGGAACGGATCGTCCGAAAGGACAAGGGTGACATTGTTTATTGCGACACGATATTGGCAAAGTGTGACTTCCCGAGCTACGGAACAGCAATGGAGATAATGTTCGCATGGAGTTTGCAGAAGCAAATCGTTGTAGTAACTAACTCCAAGAGTCCTTGGATTCAATTCCATGCGGATCATATATTCTTAACTTTAGACGAAGCATTGAAGAATTTTGAGTTTCCCGACTTTGACGCAGGGGTAAGCGAATGATTGTTATGCCATCCAATAATTCCAAGGGCATTGTCCACTATTGGGCGGGACTCGGATACCCGGTTGGTTGGTTGTTCACCCCTGAGAATTGTGTAAGAGAGCCTGTCCATTGGATGCCTTATGCCATTGATAACGGACGATTCAGCGTATGGTCAGCGGGCAAGGAATGGAACGAATTCGATTTCACAAAGATGCTGGACTATTACAACGAAACTATCCTTAAACCCCGATGGGTTGTCGTTCCTGACTCGGTGGGCAATCGAGACGAAACCCTCAGAGAATGGGACAAGTGGTATCCGATCCTCAAGCAATCATACGATCACGCTTGGGCATTCTGCGTACAGGACGGGATGACCCCAAAGGACGTACCTACTGAAGCGGAAGTGGTCTTTGTAGGAGGGACAAAAGAATGGAAACTCAGGAATTTGACTATGTGGACTGAATCCTTTGACCGAGTCCATGTTGGGGCAATAAATTCCTTTAAGGTTTTGATGCGATGCCAAGAACTCGGTGTCGAGTCAACTGATGGGACGGGTTGGTTTCGAGGCCCGAAAATGACAGAAGCATTAGAACGATATTTCAAAGTGCAGTCAGGGGAAATCAAATTACCAAAGCAAGTGGAGATGATATTAAGTTGACCTGTAAGGCTAATTACCTTACAATTTGCTACTCGCTATGTTAAGTGCCGCTGATCCCGAACTTCTATACGTCTCGAAAGAACCGGACATTGCGTACCTGTCGCAGACCTACAAGCAAACGCAATCCGATCTAGGGGAGTGGCTTGACCGCAGGCAACGCGACTATGACGTTCGCAATTGCCAATGGTCAGGCAAGTCTGATGACTTTAAGAAACACTCATCTTTGTCATCTACTGGTGAGATATTCCCTTGGGACGGAGCAAGTGACCAGGAAGTAAGACTAGCGGACGAGTTGATCGGATGTCGGGTAGCGATGGTAATGAACGCAATCAGACGCGCTCACATCGTGGCAACCCCTACGGAATCCAATGACGTAGAACGAGCCTCGGTAGTGAGCAACTTCTTGCGTTGGTTGATCAACTCCAAGATGGACGAATTTTATCCACAGATTGAACTGGGACTCCAAAACCTCTTCGAGAAGGGGATGATGGTTCATTACACGTGGTACGAGCAACAAGACCTGAAACAACAACAAACGATCAAGCTTGAGGAGATCGCGCAAGTTTTGCCCGCCATTGCAGAAGTCATACAGGACGGATCAATGGATGATGAACTGAGCGAAACCCTCAAGCAACAATTCGGAGTGAGCAAGTCGAAAGGCCGATCCATGCTCCGAGAGTTGAGAAAAGACGGTGAGACTACCGTTCCGGTTACGCGAGAAGTCGTGAGCCGCCCCAAGATCCGCTCGCTTGCACCTGACGAGGACGTGTTTTGGCCTAACTACACGATTGATCCGCAGGAAGCGCCCTACGTATTCCACGTGGTCAATATGACCCCCGAGCAAATACGTTCCAAGATAAATACGGAAAAGTGGGACAAGGAATTTTGCGAATCGGTAATCGACCTGACCAATAATGCGGAAGCGGATAGTAACTTATATAATATCCGCGAGCAAGATCAGTTCGTGCATACTGACGATCAATACGTAAAGATCGTATATTGCTATCAGAGACTTTTGGACGAGGATAACATTCCGGGTATTTACTGCACGGTGTTCCATCCTGACGTTACAGAGTCCTATGCCAAGCACCAGTTGATGGACTATGCGCATGGCAAGTATCCTTTCCAAGTAACCACGCTTGAGAAGACTTCCAAGCGTTTGTACTCCTCCAGGTCATACCCTGAGTTGATCGAATCGCTTCAGCAAGTACTCAAGGTGGAAACCGACTCTGCGATTGACGCTCAGTCATTGACTACTTTGCCTCCTATAGAACATCCCCTTGGCCGCGCCCCGACAAAGTGGGGGCCGGGTATTCGCATTCCTTATCGCACGCCTGGAGAGATTAGATTTGCCGACACCCCTCGTGGTTCAACCGTGAACGTCGAGTTACGCAGATACATCAAGGAGCAAGCTGACAGATACTTTGGCAGAAACGCACCTGGGGTCGATCCCGTGGAAGCGCAGATGAAGCAGCAGGAGGTCATCGACAAGTGCTTCCAACATCTCAAGCAAGTACTCGATCAGATATTCAGCTTATATCAGCAATACGGGCCTGACCAAGAATACTTCCGTGTCACGGGAATGCAGGATATGCAGAAGTTTGCCAAGGGTAGCGCGGGGGAACGCTTTGACTTTTACTTGCA